CGGACGCTTTTTTAGTATAATAGGTATATCGAAAACAAATGACAGATGACAGTACAGCACGAAATCAAATCTCAACTTGCTAAACTTCTTGCTACTGAAGACCTTATAGTAGAGCATAAGCAAGTACAAACTGCAGAGTTTAATGTTGGGACTCGTGTATTGACATTGCCATTATGGGATAAGGCAAGTAATAGTGTGTATGATATGTTGGTGGGTCATGAGGTAGGACATGCACTCTTTACTCCTGATAGAGACTGGTACAAAGAAGTTCAAATGCCACCGCAGTTTGTAAATATCGTAGAAGATGTTAGAATAGAGAAGTTGATGAAACGCAAGTATGCAGGCCTTGCTAAATCTTTCTACCACGGTTATGAGGAACTAAACGATGATGATTTCTTTGGGATTGATGATCAAGATCTTGATTCCCTTAATCTTGCTGATAGGGTTAATCTATATTTCAAGATTGGGAATTTCGTTGATATACCTTTTTCAGATGCTGAGAAGGAGATTGTCAAGGTAGTAGATTCCTGTCAGACTTTTGATGATGTTCTTCATGCATCTAAAGTGCTTTATGATTATTGTTCAGATGCAAATGAGAATGCGAAAGAGCAAGTATCTCCAGATTCAGAAGATGGAGAAGATGATCCAGATTTTCAACCACAACCACAAAGTGGTCAGGATTCCAAAGATTTAGATGAGAAGACTGATGATGAGTTGTTAGATGAGTTAAATAAACCAGTAAATAAGGGTGAACCAGAACAGTCAGATACAGAGCAATTGCTACAACCACAACCAGGGAAACGTGATAACTTAGATCTTAAAACCGTAGAAGCATTGGAGGATGCACTTAAGGATCTTACTAATACTAACCAGTTTCATGAGACTGCTTATTTTGAGATACCTAAGTTGAGATTAGACAGAGTGGTTGTTCCTAATGATGAGGTACATGCATCTTGCGAATTATCATGGTCACCAGCAGGTGATCGAGAATATCGTGATAGAATGGAAAAGTATGGTTATACAACACCACTTCCAGACAACAGATTTGAGTACGCAGATCAGGAGTATGTTAAATTCAAACGCAATGCACAAAAGGAAGTCAATTATCTGGTCAAAGAGTTTGAGTGTCGCAAGGCAGCTTCGAGTTATGCTCGTGCTGCTACTAGTCGCACTGGGGTTCTCGATACAGCGAAGCTTCATACTTACAGATACAACGAGGATCTTTTTAAGAAGGTAACTACACTTGCTGATGGTAAGAATCATGGTTTAGTATTCATTCTTGACTGGTCTGGATCAATGTCTCATGTATTGCTTGATACTATAAAGCAATTGTATAATCTAATATGGTTCTGCAAGAAAGTAAACATTCCATTTGATGTTTATGCATTCACTGGTAGTTTCCCTCTTCAGACTTATAATTCTGATGGTGATCCAACAATAGCAAGAATGCCAGCATACGAATCAAAGGAAGGTGTTGCCCATCTTGATGATCATTTCTCTTTAATGAACTTCTTTACAAGTAAAGTAAGAGGTAAGGTTCTTGAGGAGCAATTGAGAAATATATTCCGTATTGCAATACTTCATGAGGATCGTTATAATTGTTATTATGATGTTCCAATAGGATTGCAACTTTCTGGTACTCCATTGAATGAGACAATGATTGCTCTTCATCAAATACTTCCTAAGTTTAAAGAAGAGAATAAGGTTGAGAAAGTTCAATGTGTTATTCTTACAGATGGTGAAGGATCTCCATTAAGGTATCATAAGCAATTCCAACGTCATTGGGAAGATGGCCCATACTTAGGTACTCGTTGTATTGAGAGTGGTACTTTCCTAAGATGTCGTAAGACTGGACGTACTTATGCATTTAATGGTAATTGGTGTGGGCAAACTGATATTTTTCTAAGGAATCTTAGGGATAAGTTTACTGATGTTAATTTTATTGGTATTCGTATTCTATCTCAAAGAGATGGTGGCCAGTTCATAAGAAAATACACAGGAGGATCTTTTAGTCCTGAGTATGATTCTATGATGAAGGTTTGGAAGAAGAGTAAGTCTTGTTCTATTAAGAATTCTGGTTACCATACTTACTTTGGATTATCATCATCTGCTTTGGATAATGATACAGAATTTGAAGTTAATGAAGATGCCACTAAAGCACAGATCAGAACTGCCTTTAAGAAATCTCTTAATGGTAAGAAGATGAATAAGAAGATTCTTGGTGAGTTCATAGAACTTGTTGCTTGATAAATATTAGAAGAATTTTTATGTGAAATTATGAGTCATTTTGGAGATTTACTCGGAGGAAAACAGACTCCAGTATCAAAACCTGTAGCAACACCTGTTGTTGAAGAGGCACCACCTGTTGTTCAAGAACCACCATCAAGAGAATCTTTTAAGGTAGAGAAAGAACCTGAAGTCGATATAACTAAAATGAGTAAAAGGGAGTTAGAACTCTATGGTAGAACATTGGGTATTGAATTGGATAGGAGATTATCTAGGAGTAAATTACTAAAACAAGTAAAACAAGCACAAGGTTGATCATGACTTATCACATCTACTTAAATGATAAGTGTTTATTTAAGAATTTGGATGATCATGAGTTTGGGGTAATTTGGGGAAGACTCTACCATTCTTATTGGGATGGTCTTACATATTCTGAATGTGAAGAGAAGAAATATGATCTGGAACCCAGTTATTAAAGTGTCCACTAGGGGTCGTTTGACCCCTTTTTTATTGTTATAATAGGTTCATAAATAAGACACCTAACATTATGGCTTTTGAACTTAAGATGACTGAACAGCAAGCAATTGATGGATTGAAAGGTACATACGGTAGTGAATTTACTGCTGCTGATGTTCGTGCTTTTTGTGTCATAAATGATATTGGTTATCAAACAGTTACTAAGAAGATCCAGAAGTATAAGGTTTCTAAAGGTAAGTGGAATCTTGAAGTAACCACTAAAGCAGTTGAGAACATTGAAAACTCATTCAGTGCTCCTGCTGTTGAACCTCATGTAGAACAAAACTTAGTTCCTGATACGGATGATACTTTTGTTAAGTTTGGACCATTTAATGATCTTAAGAAGATAATTCAATCTAAGATTTTTTATCCTACTTTCATCACTGGATTATCAGGTAATGGTAAGACCTTCTCTGTAGAGCAAGCATGTGCTTCTCTTAAGAGAGAACTAATTCGTGTAAACATTACTATTGAAACAGATGAAGATGATCTTATTGGCGGTTTCCGTCTTGTTGATGGTGCCACAGTCTGGCATGACGGACCCGTTATTCAAGCTCTCAACAGAGGGGCTGTCTTGCTCCTTGACGAAATTGACCTTGCCTCCAACAAGATACTCTGCCTCCAATCCATCCTTGAAGGTAACGGAGTTTTTCTTAAAAAAGTCGGAAAATTCGTCAAACCAGCAAGAGGATTCAACGTCATCGCAACAGCGAACACTAAAGGTAAGGGTTCAGACGACGGAAGATTTATTGGAACTAACGTGCTTAATGAAGCCTTCCTTGAAAGATTCCCAGTAACCTTTGAGCAGGATTATCCCTCACCAGCAATAGAGTCTAAGATTTTAGGTAGGGTTGCTGCTACTCTTGGAATTACAGATACAGACTTCTGTAAGAGATTAGTTGACTGGGGTGACATCATCCGTAAAACATTCTATGATGGTGGTATTGAAGAGATCATCAGTACTCGTAGATTGGTTCACATTTTACGTGCATATAGCATCTTCAATGATAAAGCAAAGTCAATCTCTGTTTGTGTAAACAGATTTGATGATGAGACTAAGCAAGCATTCCTTGAATTATATGATAAGGTAGATGCTGACTTTGAACTAACCAGAGAGGAAGGTTAATGACAATTTGGCAGAATTATATAAGTGCCTACAGATCAATCCTACCTATGAAGATAGAAGATCTGTGGGCAGGTTGGGAAGGTAAAGGAACCTATCTCAATGCTATCAACCATTCACATCCATACTTCCTCAAATCAAGACAGGTGGATATCACGGATTGTAAAAATGTTGACATCTTTAATTGCATAGCATATCCAAAGACAGGGAGTAACCTCCCTTGTTTTGGTATGGATCTTATGGCATTTAGTGAGAAGAAAGTTATTGTTGTTTTTGATTTTCAACATCCTAAAGAGAACTATCCGTATTCGGTAGAAGGTTTGCCAAAGGCCACAGAAGACTATCGTTTCTTTGAGAAAGGTAATCATTTCTCAGAGAATATTTTTGTAAGGTACTGTAAACCAGATGAGGTTGATGAACATCTCGATATGTTTATTAAGTACTTGACTAAGTACAAAGATATGGTAGAATATGAGAAACCCACTGGAACCGATACCAGTGAATATAAAGACTTCGATGCTTACATGACTAGACTCGATCCAGTAAGTGGATATCTTAAGGGTAAGTTTGGAAAAGAAAAAGCAGAGAGTTTAGTAAACGATTTCTTATTTGAATATGGTTAACGCATGGAGCTTAGCAGCATCCGTATTAGATGAAACACTAGAAAAAGATTATCCTATTATGACTGACATCAACATTAATACAGGAATTGGCAACACTGACACTTATACTGTTTCTAATGATATAAAGCATTCTACATCGTGGTATGATTACAAACGTAATGATCCTGATGCAGAGAATCCATTTACGGATGCCTTTGACCATATGATGGCTGAAGCAGTGGTTAATGGAACTCCTTATCCACAATCTTACTTATCTGATAATGATGATCAAATTGCACATCATGCCAGTTTAAACTATGATGAGTTGAATCTAAATATACATGCAAATTCACCATACAATGATGGGTGGACAAGACAAGCAGCAAAGGAGGAACTTGCAAAAATGTCAGACGGAAGGAACAAGTATCATGAGGATGAAATCCTCAAAGATATTAAAGAGTATGTATCAAGCACTTATAATGGACACTATACAGGAACTAAACATGAGTACCGTAATGTTCAGACATTAGATTTGATGGCATCTAGAGATCTTGCATCCACATTCTGTCAAGCAAACATACTTAAGTATGGTAGTAGGTATGGAAGTAAGGATGGAAGGAATAAAAGAGACTTGCTAAAAGTGATACATTATGCTATGCTATTACTACATTTTGATGAACATTACGGTAAACCAAAAATGACCAGTGGAAACATTGATCATAACATGCCTTAATAATGAAACTTCGACCTCACAACATGAATTTATCTGAAAAAACTTTTAATCTTCTAAAGAACTTCTCTACTATTAATCAGTCGATTCTTTTTAAGAAAGGTAGTACGCTCCGTACAATGTCTGTCATGAAGAATATCCTTGCAGAGGCTGATATTGAGGAAGAGATTCCACAGGATTTTGCTATCTATGATCTTGTTAGATTTTTGAATGGTATATCTTTACTTGAAGAACCAGAACTTGATTTTACAAATGACTCTCATTTGACAATACGTGATGGGAAGAGTAAGAGAACAAAGTATTTCTTTGCAGACCCTAGTGTAATTGTTGCACCCCCTGAGAAATCTATTGAACTTCCTACTGAAGATGTATCATTTACTTTGAATAGTAATGATCTTACCCATCTTCTTAAGGCTTCTGCAGTATATGGTCTTCCTGATCTATCCGCAGTTGGTGAAGCAGGTGTTGTTAAACTTGTGATACGTGATAAGAAGAATGACACCTCAGATGTGACTTCTATTATTGTTGGTGAAACTGATAAAGAATTTTGTTTCAACTTTAAGATAGAGAATATCAAGATTTTACCTGGTACATATAAAGTTGATATTTCTGAGAAGTTACTTTCTAGATTTATTAATGAGTCTCATAACTTAACTTACTATATTGCTCTTGAACCTGATTCTACTTTTGGATAATGTTTTTTAAAGAACTCAGTCTTGTTACTGGTGGGTTTGATCCCATTCATAGTGGTCATATATCTTACTTCAAAAGAGCAAAGGATCTTTCTAACTATCTTGTAGTTGGACTTAATGGAGATCCTTGGCTGACACGTAAGAAGGGACAATACTTCCAGTGTTGGACTGAGAGAGCAGATATAGTGCGTCATCTTGATATGGTAGATGCTGTTATATCATATGATGATAGTGATGGATCTTCTTGTGAGGGTATTGCCAAGTGTTTAGATATTGCAGAAACAGTTATCTTCTGTAATGGTGGTGATAGGGGCAAGGATAATATTCCAGAAATTGCTAAGTATGGAAATAACCCTAGAGTAAAGTTTGAGTTTGGTATTGGTGGTGATGATAAAAAGAATAGTAGTTCATGGATACTTCATGGGTATTTTGAACGTCAGCGTAAGTTATTAGGAATTTAACCATGAGTGGAGATTCAAAAGATCAACCAAATATTTTTTATACAAAGGGAGCACCATTTCTACAAGCAGAATCTTTATTGCAAGAAGGTAAAGTAAAATCTCTTTATCATATGGTTAATGAACCTGAGAAAGTGTATATACATTTTCATGATAAGGTTACTGCTGGTAATGGTAGAAGGGTAGATTTTCCTGATGGTAAAGGTAAGGTATGTTGTCTTATCTCTGCATTACTTTTTGAAATGTTGGAGAGTAGAGGTGTAAGAACCCATTATATTGATTGCCCTCGTCTTGATACATTGATGTGTAAGAAGTTGGAGATCATTCCTGTAGAAGTTATAGTAAGAAATATTGCAGCTGGATCAATAGTTAGACAGACTAATTTAGAGGAAGGAATTACACTCAATCCACCTCTTATAGAATACTTTCTAAAGGATGATGCAAAAGACGATCCATTACTTACAAGGGATCGTGTTGGGTTGATGGGTATTGATCCAGAACCTATGAGGAAAGCTGCATTGAAAGTGAATAATCATTTTCAAATTTTATTTGCTCAGATGGATATTGACCTTGTTGATTTTAAATTGGAGTTTGGTTATGATTCTCACGGTAATTTATGCTTGGGTGATGAACTATCACCTGACAATATGCGACTCTGGAAGAAAGGAACGAAAGAGAGATTTGATAAGGATTTATTTAGAAAAGAAGAAGGTGATATAGTAGAGGCCTACACTTATATTTTGCAGCAATTGAGAAAGTTTGTTTAATGATTTGCAGGAGAAGTAATTACGTGTTATAATATTATCGAGTCTTTTACTCTTGGTTGTGATTTATGAGTGACTTTATATGGGTTGAAAAATATAGACCCAAAACAATTGAAGAATGTATTCTCCCAGAGAATATAAAGAAAACATTTAGGGACTTCCTAAATACAGGAGAGATTCCTAATATGTTACTTTCTGGTCCTCCAGGAATAGGTAAGACCACAGTAGCAAAGGCACTCTGCAATGAATTAGGAGTTGACTTTTATGTCATTAATGGATCGGATGAAGGCCGTTTTCTCGATACAGTCAGAAACAACGCAAAAAACTTTGCATCAACAGTATCTCTATCATCTGAGGCAAAGCATAAGGTCATTATCATTGATGAAGCCGACAACACAGGAAACGATGTACAACTTCTCCTCAGGGCCTTTATCGAAGAATTTGCCAATAACTGCAGATTCATCTTCACCTGTAATTACAAGAATAAAATACTCGAACCCTTACACTCCAGGTGTGCTGTGGTTGACTTCTCAGTTAAAGGTAAAGAAAAGCAGGAAGTAGCAGGACAATTTTTCAAAAGACTTAAAGAAATTCTAGAGACAGAAAGAGTTGAAGCTGATAATAAAGTACTTGCTGAACTTATTACAAAACATTTTCCAGATTGGAGGAGAGTGTTAAATGAGTGTCAAAGGTATGCTGTTAGTGGTACAATAGATAGTGGTATACTTGCAAGTTTCACTGATATTAATGTAAATGATGTTATTAAGAATCTTAAAGAAAAGAACTTTTCTGAAGTACGTAAGTGGGTCAACAGTAATCTGGACAATGACTCTGGGGTACTTTTGCGTCGTGTTTATGATGCTCTTGTCGAAACCCTTGATGGTCCTAGTGTTGCTGCTGCTGTCCTTATTATTGCTAAGTACCAGTACCAGTCTGCGTTCGTTGCTGATCAGGAGATAAA